TCTGCATTTGATCGTATCAATGTGCGTCGCCTCTTTATCGTACTTGAGAAGGCCATTAGCACCGCAGCTAAGTTTACCCTGTTTGAATTCAATGATGAATTTACGCGCGCTCAGTTCCGCAATCTGGTCGAGCCATTCCTACGTGACGTACAGGGTCGCCGCGGTATCTTTGACTTCCGCGTGGTGTGCGATGAGACTAACAACACACCAGAGGTAATTGACCGTAATGAATTTGTCGGTGATATCTATGTTAAGCCGGCAAGATCGATTAACTTTATCCAGCTGAACTTCGTCGCGGTCCGCACCGGCGTCGAGTTTACCGAAGTTGTCGGTCGGGCATAAGGCGCGGTAAGAGGGAGATAAGACATGCCATTTAATGTCTCAGAATTTGCGTCGGCCGGGCTCCCATTTGGTGGCGCCCGCCCCTCGCTCTTTAGTGTTATCATCGATACACCTGCCGGTGTGCCCAATGTTGGTGCTAGAGTTTCATTTACATGCCGTGCTGCTCAGATTCCTCAGAGCAGCGTCGGTGTAATTGAGCAAGCTTACTATGGGCGTCGTATCAAGATTGCTGGTACTCGCACATTTGCAAACTGGAGAGTCGATATTCTAAACGATGAAGATTTTGAAGTGCGTTCTGCGATGGAAATTTGGAGCAACGCAATCAATACGCATCAGACAAACTTAAGAGCAGCCAATCTATCTACTACAGCATCATATAGAACAACTGCTACAGTAACTCAGTATGCAAAAACTGGTGAGGCTCTACGTACATATCGCTTTGTAAATATCTTCCCAACAGAGGTAGGTGCTATTGACCTTGCATGGGATAATGGTGAACAGGTTGAGACTTTCCCAGTTGAGTTTGCATATGACTACTGGGATCTGACAACACCTGGCAATACCGGAACGCTTGCGGTATAACGGTACCCCGCAACGCGGAACTAACCGATAGGTCCGCTAAATATAGCGGACCTATTTTTTTGAGGACTTTTGATGGCTATAGAGTTATTTGGCTTCCGCATCGGTAAGGCTGAGGATGAAGCCAAAAAGGCTGCTCAGATACCGTCATTTGTTCAAGAGCAGAAAGATGATGGCGCGGTAGAAATTGCGCCCGGTGGTGCATATGGCACATTTGTCGATCTAGAAGGCACTGCCAAAAGCGAAGCCGAGCTTATCTCTCGCTATCGTGAAATGTCAATGAATGCTGAAGTTGAAGCCGCAGTTGATGACATTGTAAATGAAGCTCTAGTTACTGATGCCGACGCAAGCGTAATTCGAATTGTTATGGATGACTTAAAGCAATCAGCTAGAGTTAAGAAGCGTATTGAAGAAGAATTTGATCAAATACTTGAACTTCTAGATTTCTCTAATATCTGCTACGAGATTTTTCGCCGTTGGTATGTTGACGGTAGACTTTATTATCATATCATGATTGATATTAAAAATCCACGTGAGGGTATTAAAGAACTTCGTTACATTGATCCTCGTCGTATTCGCAAAGTTCGTATCCCTCAAAAGAAACAGAATAGCGACGCAGCCAAAGATAAGAACCCTACGGTCCCTGCATATTCTGAATATTATCTTTATAACCCATCTGGCCTTGCTGGCGCAGCACATTCGCAGGGTGTTAAGATTTCACCAGACTCAGTTTGCTATGTAAATTCGGGTCTGCTTGATAATAGAAATCGCATGGTCCTTTCATATCTGCATAAGGCCATCAAGCCTCTAAATCAGGTTAGAATGCTTGAGGATGCAGTTGTAATTTATCGCCTTAGCCGCGCGCCAGAACGTCGCATATTCTACATTGATGTTGGTAATCTACCTAAGCCAAAAGCAGAACAATATCTTCGTGATATCATGATCAAGCACAAAAATCGTCTTGTCTATGATGCATCAACCGGCGAAGTCAGAGATGACCGCAAGTTTATGACAATGCTTGAGGACTTTTGGTTACCGCGTCGTGAAGGTGCAAGAGGCACAGAAATTACAACTCTGCCCGGTGGTCAAAATCTTGGTGAGATGACTGACGTAGATTATTTCCGTAAGAAGCTGTATGAAGCACTATCGGTTCCCATCTCACGTCTCGACCCTAATGGTTCATTTACACTTGGTCGTTCAAATGAAATTACCAGAGATGAAGTTAAGTTTTCTCGATTCATAGGTCGTCTGCGTCATCGCTTTACAATGCTTTTTGATCATCTAATGGGTATTCAGTTAGCCCTTAAGGGCGTCATGAGTCGTGAAGAATGGTATGAAATGAGATCATACATCAAGTATGATTTTCAAAAAGACAATTACTTCTCTGAGCTAAAAGATCAAGAAATTCTTACATCAAGACTACAGTTATTAAATACTATTAGCCCATACGTTGGTGTGTACTACACTAAAGAGTGGGTGCAGAAAAATGTTCTTCGCATGTCTGATGACGAAATTGAAAAACTTGGTTCTGAAATTGAAATAGATAGTGCTGATCAAATGGATCAGGCTGTTGCTGCAAATAAATCTCAGCCTGAAATGATGCCAGATGAGCCACCCGAAAAGAAAAAGCAAGATACTAAAAAGCCTGCACCTTTCTCGGAATCTTTTGATGACGGTATTGTGGCTCTTACCGAAGATGATAAAAAGTTAATTGAGAATATGTCTCAGGTATTAGAATCTATTGAAGCTGATGAGTTTATAGATATCTCAAAGATTGATCTATCTGATATTGATATTGATGATAAGCTCAATGGCATAAAAAGAGGGTTAAAGAAGTGACTCTATCTCTAGAAGCAGCAAAGATCCTCGCCGCAGCTATTAAGGCTGCGCAGAATGAAGCAGATCGTGTAGAAAGCAAGCTGCTTGGAGAGATTCGTCAAATCCCACAGGGCCCAGAAGGTCCTCGTGGTCCCGCAGGTGGCCCGCAAGGTCTTAAGGGTGATCGTGGTCTACCGGGTATCCCTGGTCCGCAAGGGCAGCAAGGCCCAAAGGGTGAAAAGGGTGATCGCGGAGATATAGGGCCTGCAGGCCCTAAGGGTGATCGTGGTGATGCGGGTCCTCGCGGCGAAGCTGGCCCACCAGGCCCAGTTGGTGATGTGTCTGCTGTATCCAAGCAGCTAACAGATAGATTTGAACAGCTATCTCAAAAGATTAGTTCTCAAACATCAAGACTGGCCATGGTTGGTGGTGGCAGTGGGTCGGGTGAAGTTCTACTAAGAAGGCTTGATGATGTTGACTATAACTCGACATTAACACCCACCGATGGTCAAGCTCTAGTTTGGAATGCAACGCTAGGTAAGTGGCAAGCTAATACAGTGGCCGGTGGTGGGGGTGGATCAACCAATAATTTTACTACCACTATTCAAACACGCTCGATAATTCCTGCGTCAAATAATATTTTTAATATTGGTTCGCCTGGGCGTAGATATGGTAATCTGTATCTAAGCGGTAATACAATTTTTCTTGGTAATTCTACTCTTCAGTCTTCTGGTACTGGTAGATTAAGAATAATTACCAAAGATGGTCAAACTGAAACATTAGTTGCTAATGCTCATCTAGTTGCAAATTATACGAAGAATTTTAATCCCTCAACGTCAGGGACATTTACACATAATGGCAATTTAAATGCTACGGGTAATACCGTATTAGGTTCTAATAATAAACAAACTACAATTAGAGGGCTACTTACTACTATTGGTAGAGTAGAAATTACTACTAACCTTGGTGTTACAGGCAATACTCAGATTAGTGGTTTAGTTGCTAATGGTTCAAAGGGGTCCCCAAATCAAGTTTTAAAAACTAATGGCACAACAATATATTGGGGTAATGAATCTGGTGGCGTATCTGTTAGCACATTTAACGCCGCGCTCGCTAATACCAATGCAGCAATTAGAAATAGGCTGCAGGTTGCTAATGCGGCTGCACTTTATACGACAAAAGCATATGCCGCATCAAATGCTTATGTAAAGCAAATTCTTGCTAACACCAATGCTTATATTGCATCTGTAGTAGCTGGTGGTGGTGGCGTTTCTGAGGGCACCTTCAATGCTGCTTTAGCTAACACAAATCTTGCTATTGGTAGACTAAACACAAATCTTACTGGTACCAATACTGCAATCAGAACACTTGTATCCGATAGACTTCAAGTTGCAAATGCTGCTGCAACATATCAGACACGTGCGATTGAACGCGCTGCGCTAGCCAATACTAATCAATCAATCACAAATGTTCGCAGCAATGTTCAGGCAACTAACACTGCACTTCGCACATTAGTTTCTGACCGTTTACAAGTAGCAAATGCTGCTGCGACGTATCAGACACGTGCAATTGAACGCGCAGCACTTGCTAACACCAATGCATCTATTGCAACACAAGCAACTAGAATTACATTAGTCAATAGCAATCTTATGAGCACCAATACTGCGCTTCGTGCTTTAATCGATGATAGGTTGCAGGTTGCTAATGCTGCTGCAAGATATGCAACCAATACTTTCTCGCGCATAATTGTTGGCGCTAATAGTATATTTGCAGATAGCAGAGGCGATACTTTAACTCTTGCTGCTGGCGCAAATATCACCTTAGCCGCAGACCCTGTAACCGACACAATTACCATATCTTCAACCGGTGGTGGCACAGGTGGTGTTTCTACTAGCACCTTCAATGCTGCTCTAGCAAACACAAATCTTGCAATTGGTAGACTAAACACAAATCTAACTGGTACCAATACTGCAATTAGAACACTTGTATCTGATCGCTTGCAAGTAGCTAATGCGGCAGCAATTTATCAAACAAGAGTAATTGAGCGTGCAGCACTTGCTAATACAAACCAGTCAATTACAAATGTTCGTAGCAATATTCAAGGTACTAATACGGCGCTTCGCACGTTAATTTCTGACCGTCTGCAAGTGACCAATGCTGCCGCAATTTATCAGACACGAACAATCGAGCGTGCTGCACTTGCTAATACCAATGCATTTATTCGTAGCCAACTTGCTAATACCAATGCATCAATTACAACACAAGCTACTAGAATTACTCTTGTAAATACTAATCTAGTTAATACCAATACTGCACTTCGTACATTAATTTCTGATAGATTGCAAGTGGCTAATGCGGCAGCAATTTATCAGACACGCGCTATTGAACGCGCCGCGCTAGCTAACACCAATGCAGCAATTGCAACTCAAACAACTAGAGTTACATTAGTTAATAGCAATCTTACTGGCACCAATACGGCACTGCGTACATTAATTTCTGATAGATTGCAAGTGGCTAATGCGGCAGCACTTTATACAACAAAAGCATATGCTGCGGCAAATGCTTTTGTCAATACTAATTTCTTAAATAAAACCACATCAACACCTCAAACTGTGGCAGGTAGAGTATCATTTAGCGCAAATGTCAGTATTAGTGGTAATTTGTTTGTTTCAGGAAATTCTACATTTGTTAATAAAACTACTGTTTCTACCAGTGATACTCTAATTGCGCTTGCAAATAATAATACATCCGATATATCCGATATTGGTTTTTATGGTAATTATCGGAACCCATCAGCACCTACAGTTAATAATTATACAGGCGTGTTCCGTGATTCTGGGACAAAAGATTTTTATGTATTTGGTAATTATACAGTAAACCCAGATGTAGGAATCAATATATCTCACGGATCGTTTGCTTTAGCAAATCTTAATGTTGCACAATTAAAGGCAACTAGAGTCCGTGTTGGTGGTGTTGATATTGATAGCAGATACGCACAGAATACTGCAATTAGAACACTTGTATCTGATCGTTTGCAGGTAGCCAATGCTGCGGCAATTTATCAAACACGCGCGATTGAACGGGCCGCATTAGCCAATACCAATGCATCTATTACAACACAAGCCACTAGAATTACATTAGTTAATAGCAATCTTACTGGCACAAATACAGCACTTCGCACGTTAATATCTGATCGTCTGCAGGTAGCAAATGCTGCTGCCGTGTATCAAACCCGCGCGATTGAACGGGCCGCATTAGCCAATACCAATGCATCTATTACAACGCAAGCAACCAGAATTACACTAGTTAATAGCAATCTTACTGGCACCAATACAGCACTGCGTACATTAATTAATGATCGTCTTCAGGTATCTAATGCGGTAGCAATTTATCAAACAAGAGTAATCGAACGCGCTGCACTTGCTAATACTAATCTTTCAATTGCAAATGTTCGCACTAATATCCAGGGCACTAATACTGCACTTCGCACTTTAATTAATGATCGTTTGCAGGTAGCCAATGCTGCGGCAATTTATCAAACAAGAGCAATTGAACGTGCGGCACTTGCTAATACTAACCTTTCAATTACAAATGTTCGCACTAATATCCAGGGCACTAATACTGCACTGCGTACTCTAATTTCTGATAGAATGCAAGTAGCCAATGCAGCTACAAGAGTTAACCCAACAACATCTGGTCTGCTAGCACATACTGGTCGTGCAACTATTACAACAAATCTATCAGTTTCTGGTAATACATCACTTGGTGGTTCCTCTCGCCTTCTATCGGTTCTTGGTAGAGCAGCTATTACTGGTCGCTTGTCTGTTAGCCAAAATCTAGAGATTTCTGGTAATACAGTATTGGGTGATTCGACTGTTGCAACAAGCCGCACCATTGCAAATGGTCTGCTAAATGCTAACGGCAACTTTATTGTCGCAGGTAATACGACACTAGGCGCTGCTGGTAAGAGAATTACAACAACTGGTCTGCTAGCACATACTGGCCGCGCAACAATTAGCACAAACCTTACTGTTACTGGTAATACTTCAATTAACGGTAATTTTACTTTGAATGGGAATGGTCGCACTCATACTATTACAGGGGGCGGAACCACAGTTGATATTAGCCCTACTGGGCTTGGTACCGTTACAATAAACCCAACTAGTGGTACAACAATAGGCGCTGCTGGTATAACCACAACTATCAATGGTACACTTGCAGCAACACTACAGACACTATCTCAAAATCTGACTGTCTCTGGTAACACTACGTTTGGTGCTGCAGCAAAAGTAACATCTATTACTGGTCTAGTATCAATTACCGGTAGACAAACAATTAACAATAATTTGACTGTCTCTGGTAACACAACACTTGGTGCTACCGCTAAAACAATTACTACAACTGGTCTACTTGGTCATACTGGTCGTATGACAATCAGCACCAATCTAGCAGTATCTGGTAATACATCCACCAATAAATTGACTGTTACAAATGCATTAACATCATCTGGTAATACAACACTTGGTGATGCGGCCGCAGATATTTTAACATTGGGTGGTAATACGGTAACAATTAGCCCTGCGGTGCTAAACTTTAGCAGCGGCAAGCTATTCATTCAGAAAAATGCAAGCCGAGTTGGTGTGAATACCGTAACACCAAATACAACGTTTGATGTTGCTGGTATTATTAGATCGTCAACTGGTGGATTTAGATATCCAGACGGTGCAACAACAGCAGCGCCATTGTATGTTTATGACTCAGCGGGTGCGCAACTATATCCGTAATTGAATGGAGATTATTATGATTAGATTTTTAATTACAGCTTTGATTGGTATGTTTTTGTTTAGTAATATCACATATGCACAACAACCCTCGTTACACCCTACTAGACCTATTAGGGTTGTTGTACCATTTGCACCCGGCGGCGCATCCGATCTTGCTGCGAGAATAACCGCGGAAGGTATGGGCGCAGTTCAAACAAGAAATGTAACTGTTGAAAATCGATCTGGTGGTTTTATTGCAGTTGGTGGTAATTTTGTAAGAGAGCAACCATCAGACGGACATACACTAATTTTAATTGCTAATGGCTACACTACAACTAGACAATACGTACCAGATTTGACATTTGACCCTAGAGAAGAATTTTCTGTTGTATCTGTCTTGGTCAGAACACCTATGGCTATAATGGTACCAAGTAATAGTCAATTCAACGATGCTAGATCATTAATTTCTGCTATTCAATCACAACCAGATGTGCATACTTTCCCATCGGTTGGTGGTGGTGGTGTGGCTGCAATGGTGATGCATCTATTTCAGCAATCCATCAATGGTGCGATGGTAAATGTACCATATAGAGGGTCTGCACCGGCGGTATCCGATTTTGTTGCCGGTAGACTTTCTATGATGATTGATGGCGTGCCTTTGGCTATACCTTTAAATAATAATGGCGCAAGAATAGTTGCTGTTACATCGGGTCAGAGAGTGTCATCTTTACCAAATGTCCCTACATGGCGAGAGATTGGTATAAACGATACCTTCTATTCTTGGCAAGCACTATTTGTAAAATCTGATACACCTAGACATATTCGTGAGCAATTAAATGCTATCATAAGACAGTCATTACAAACAGACGAGGTAAGACGCAGATTTTTAGGCGCGGGTCTTGAAGAATCTAATATTCTATCACTAGATTTACCGGCTAGCGAAAGGTTTGTATCAGAAGAGGTTAATAAGTGGAGAGGTATATTTGGTAAGTAACCATATTATAAATATACCATGCAAATAGGAGCAAAATTGTAATGTCGTTTGAAAATTCAATTAAAGATGCAGTTGACAGCCTTCGCGACGGTAACCCGGCAGAATTCTCTCAGTATATTAAGGGTGTTCTGTTAAATAAGCTTTCCGATCGCATGGATGTAGAGAAGGTTAGCATTGCATCGCAGATGTTTGGTGAGCCTGCTTCGGAAGACGATTCTACGGAGACAAACGATGACGAAAACTCTTAAGGGTATTAGGGAGCAGGCCGCGCGACTTCAA